TTATAATAGTTTTACTGCGGGTTAATTAGTGATAGTTACATACGGTTCTGGGCAGAGATTATATTTCTTCTTAGGTTTATTAATAATATCCCCAATGACCATATCTCCGATATCTTTTACCTGTGTATTGGCATAGAAATCCCAATATCCTGCCATACCGGTTCCAGCATAGTTTTGACCCCATGCTGAAGTTGGACCCCAGAATTGCTGAGTTCCGGCAGTATATGGTGCAAAGCGATATTTAAACTTATCTACTGTTCCATAGTTAGTACCAAAGCCATAACCAGGAACTGATTCAACATACAAATCTACTGTAGACTTAGATCCAACAATCTGAACTTTATCGGTAACCTTGCTGAGGTTAACCAAAATAGTGAGACCATATGCACTACTACGATGTGTAACGTTGAGTAATGTCTCAAGAGTCTGGTTAGGAATAATAATAACGGTATCTTGATTAACAACTACACCGGCAGCTAATACAGGAGAACCTGGGTAATTGCCCGCTTCATCTGGTCTTGTTGTAATAAAGATAGTTGGTTCAAAATGCGAACCTTTGATTTTAGCAGAAGCTAATAATCTTAATATTCTATACCAGCTAATATCATAGGCCGAACCGCCGTTATATAAACGAGCTCTTGCCGATGTAGTAACAGATACTTCACCAAATAACGCCAGACCAGCTGGATGTAATACTGTCTTAACAATATCACGCCATAAATTAATAGACTGGCCAACACGAACTACATATGAAAATGCCTGATAATACTTAGAATCTTGTAATTTGATGTTTTCTGATACTTGACCATCAACACCAATATAATAGCCTTCGTATTCACATAATGCACCAGCAATAGCTGATAAAGTTGCATTACCATCTCCAACTAATGCAGCCGATATTGAAGGAATAATATCATAACCAGAACCAAAGTTAGTTACCTGAACAGACTTAATTCCGCCATCAGCAAATACGTTATTAACTTTAATTGCAGCATTAACACCAGAACCACCAGTTACTGTTAATACATCTCCAATACTATAACCAGTACCAGGAGAGGTAATAGTGGCGCCTGTAAAGCTGTATTGAATACGAGCTTTAAGGGTAGATAATCCAATAGTTGTCCAAACTTCTTCATTTGGAACAAAAGTTCCAGTAATACTATCAATGTTTAAAAATAGCTCATATACTTCATTTGGACCATCTTGAAAGAATAATACGTTTTCAACAACAGCTGTTGCCCCAGAAGTTTGACCAACAATCTTAGTTGAAACATATTTAAAAGCATCCCCTTGTAAAGAGGATACTCGAATAGTTTTATCGTTAGTCCACTTACCATCTGATGGTCTTAAAAGAATAGTAGATGGGTAGAAAAAGCTAATGTTCTCGTTATATAATAAACGGAACAGTAATTCATATGACTTCTCAGAACCTTTTGACTGGTAGAAGTCTTTAATATTCTTATAAAGATTTTTCTTATCAGCCAGGATATACTCAGGAATATCCTTACCAAATTCTAATTTAAACTGCCCAATAAAAGCGTCAATAGTTCCATCAATGTCTTCGTATTTCTGAGCATTGCGAATGGAATCACGAGCACCTTGGTCTTGTTCTAGAAACTCAAAATAAGCTTCAATAAACGCAACAAAGGTCTGATAGTCTGCCCGAACAAACTCAGGAAGCTGTTCCTTGACTAACGAGGCAATTTTTTCGGAATCAATTGCCATTAGGATTCAGAGATAATGTTAATAGTGATACCAGCATCGCGATTGGCAAGTTTATCTAAAGTGCCATCGTCAACTACCAGAATATTATTTCTAACTACGTTAATATCTGAAGATTTTTCTTGAACGTCAGCTGAAATTCTGATATCTAATTGATCACCATAGAAGCCAGCTACATTTAAATTCTCAATTACCATAGTGCCGCTAGGATAATCTACAGTTCCAATAATGTTAGTAATAATAGCACCAGTATCGGCGTTATACAACTGAACAACACCAGTACCTTCATAGTTTTGAGGTGTTTCAGATTGAAGATCTTTAATTCTAGCAGGAGTTAATATACCATTAACATCTACATAAAAACGAGTAGAGTTTATTTCATTTGGATGAAGTCTAGTTCCAAATGATAATGTATATGATTGCTGAGTATTTAAAATAGGTTCTATTCTTTTTTGAACTTTAACTATAATATTATTACCAACAATTGAGCTATCGGCGCTGTCAATTAATCCGGATAGTTTAGATAAAATAAAATCAGCGTTAAACTTTTGAAGGTTAGTCGAAAAGTAGTTTGTAATAGTATCTTGAACCAACTGAGTAATTTGACTAGCACTTTTAGTAGTCTGAAGATACTTGTATCTAACGTCGATATTTAAATTGATCCATGTATATAGGGGATCAACAAATTCTGGGGTAATTGATACAATATTACGCGCTTTAAGAACGTTATTCTTAATAGCCGCTTTAGTAGAATTTGAAATAACGTAACCAGAATAAGGCTTTAAAGATACGAATACCTTACCATATACTGGCGGATCATTTTCTTCTCCGCCCCAAACAGCAACTGATTCTACATTACCAATATTAGCTTCAATCGATGATAGATAGTCTTCTGCAGTAACCGCTCTTGATTGAGCAATATAGTTACGAGGTGCATTAAACTTAATAGAGTTAATAGCTTCTTTTTGAGCACCACCAGTACTATTTTGAAGAACTGATATAGATACGTTACTATTACCTGAAATAGTTCCAGATAATGTAAATGTCTGATTTAAGGTTGACGATACGTTTGCACTATCGGCATTAGTAATGAGATAGTCTACACTGACAATGTTTCCAGCTGTTAGCAGCTTTCCAAGAACACCATCACCGAAATATATCTCATACTTACCACGATAGTTTTCATCGAGATAATATACGTTTGACGTACTATTTACCTTAGTAATATCATCTACGCGAGTAAAGATAGTTCTAGTATTGTTTGATGTGCTAGTTTGAACCGATACAAACATAGTTGATGTATCAATGTTATCATTAGCCAATTCATACTTTTCATCAGGGCCTGGATTTACCACAGTGAATGATAAATTGTATGGTTTGCCTTCTTTTAATTCAACAGCGTTAAATGTATAAACACCAGAAATTGGAGATATAGTAATTGAAGCTGGATTTACAAAAGTATACGCTGCACCATTGATACTAGTATTAAACTGAGTATAGCGATCAATTGTTAAAAAGTTTGGACTGCCGTTTGGATTATTAACTACAATATCAACGATAGCTGTTGCTGAACGAGCCGAGCGCGGAGTATATGATAAATGTTTGGCTTTTGATACAACAGAGGATCTCTTAATAGCTGAATCTAGAAAAGCTTCGTTATGAAGCATATTAGCTAAATACGCATCATAGTGAGTATTATACGCTAAAACGTCTAGTAGCTGCGAAAGACCAGATCCTTCAAAGTTATAATCGGTAAACTCTGGCTTTGCAGCTAAGTATGCTTTGAGGTTAGCTTTGATTTGATCAAAATCTAACTCTGAAATTCTAAGATCTGACATTTATCGTAGTCTTTGTAAAATGGTTGTAAACGTCTCTTGAACGTTGAGATTCACAATAGTATATTCAATATTAATTCTGATAGCATTATTACTTTGTAAAGGAATAACTTCGATATCAATGACTTTAACACGAGGTTCAAAGTTATCAATAGTATCAGAAATAGTTCTTTTAATGATGTTTGAAGATACGAAATCGAGATTCTCAAACAGTAAGTTATTAACCTGGCAACCAATTTCTGGGTGAAATGGACGCTCATAATTCTTAGTCATGATCAGGCTATATAAGCTCTGTTTTATAGCATTATCATCAGTTACTTTTACGATATCACCAGTAGCTGGATGAGAAAGAAAATCTAACCCAATATCCTTAAAAGTCCGTACTTTGCGGTTGATTGTAGTTGCCATTTATATATTTATAATGGTTAATCGAAGAAGGTATTAGGGGAGCCTTCGGCGCATGCATCACCGCATGCTATATTATCACCAATTCTTGCCACCGGTTTTCCTTCAATATACGTCTTAGAAGAACCTGAGCTAATTGCACGGGTAATTCCTGCATGAGTGTTTGTTCCACAAGTATGAGGTGCAAATCGTGTTGCTGAATCCACCACTGCCACTAATTTTCCATTAAAATAGGTTTTAGTAGCAAATGTAGTGGTTAGGTTAGTTGGAGGAAAACAACCATGTCCAGCTGAAATATCCCCAATTCTTGCAACTGCTGGCATTATACCGTCATTCCTACGTATGATTTTAATGAAGTAATACCAGAGCTCCAATCATTCATCAGAACAATCTGATATACCTGAGTTTGAGTATCGGTTATTAATGTAGAAGGATCAGTATACGTTGCAGTAGCTGTGTAATTATACGTTTTTGAGGTTACCATGGATGCTTTATAGTAGATAACTTCTCTTAATTTTGTAGTGTCAATCTGATCAAATGTCCCAACATTTAAGTAACTTCCATCTTTTGCAAGATATTGAATATCTGCAGGAAACTGACCATAATAATAACCAGAGATTGCATTAGCATTGATAACAATAGTTGAAGGATTAGCTTCATTGGCTTTTAAAGTGACATCATACGATACTGTAGCACCAGTAGAATCTACTCCATTATACGCTATAACATGGGAAAAGGCAAAGTTTTCCGTTACCGTATCTAAAAGAGGATCTGAAGGTACAAATGCCATTATAGTATTATTTATATGTTAATGGATAAATATTCAAATTTATGTTAAAATAGTATATTTACAGTTAAATATTAAATATATGTCAAAATCTAAAATTAGACAATACACTTTTGTTATGGAACGCTTTGGTAAGCATATTCTAGGCTATAAAAGAACCAAAGGATTAGATATTGTAGATTATACCTTAGCGGCTTTAGCGAAGGCAGGTTATCCCCGACCTGAACAGAACTACACTAGAGAATCATGGATCAGAAGACATTGGATGATTATCGAACGTGAGATTCCTCCAAGTAACAAGAGCAAGTCTAAGTCTAAGAAACCCACTAGAATTTCAAAATCAGAAGAAACCAAGATTAAGAAGCAGATTAGAACTTATGCTACAGATAAAGAATTTCTTGGTTCTTATGAATGGAGAAAGCTCAGACTTGAAGTACTATTGAAGCATGGTAGGAAATGTCAGTGCTGCGGTGCTAGCCCAGAAACTGGAGCGGTAATGAATGTGGATCACATTAAGCCTAGAAAAACACATCCTCATTTAGCATTAGATCCTGATAACCTTCAGGTGCTTTGTAGTGATTGCAACCATGGCAAAGGTAACTGGAATACAACAGATTTTAGAG